CACACTCGTACACCCTGTCCATGGCGCTAAAGTTGCCACAATGGAACTTGAGATCGAAATGGATGAAAAAAATGGCTGGACGCGCTACAATCCAGACACGCCTGTTCAGGCGGCTCCCGTAGTCAATACGTTGGAGATTAAGCGCCGCCGGCCCAAGCCGGTAGAGGAAGCAACCGAAGGAGTCTGAACATGTCGACGTATACCGCTGGCGATCAAATCAACCGCGCTTTGCGCCTGTTAGGTATATTGGCCGAGGGTGAAACACCATCAGCCGCCATGTCGCAAGATGCGCTTATGGCGCTCAATCAGATGATTGACAGCTGGAACACAGAACGTCTTTCTGTGTTTTCCACACAAGATCAAATCTTTACATGGCCTGCTAGCCTTCTTAGCCGCACTCTTGGCCCAACTGGTGACTTTGTTGGCAACCGTCCGGTGCTGGTAGATGACGCAACATACTTCAAGGCGCCCAATGGCGTGTCGTATGGCATCAAGATGATCAATCAACAGCAGTACAACGGTATTGCTGTTAAGACCGTAACGTCTACTTACCCGCAAGTTATGTGGGTCAACATGACGTTCCCTAATATTGAAATGACCGTTTACCCAAGGCCCACACAGGACTTGGAGTGGCACATTGTGTCTGTGGAAGAATTAGACAGGCCCGCCACATTGTCAACTGTGATGTATTACCCCCCAGGCTATCTGCGGGCGTTCACTTACAACTTGGCCATGGAGTTTGCCCCTGAGTTTGGCGTTGAGCCAAGCCCACAAGTGCAGCGCATTGCCATGACTTCTAAGCGCGATTTGAAGCGCATTAACAACCCAGATGATGTGATGGCATTGCCTTACGCATTGGTGGCAAACCGCCAGCGCTTCAACATCTACGCCGGTAACTACTGATGCGCACGCCAATTCTTGGCTCTAGCTACGTTACCCGAAGCGTCAATGCTGCGGATAACCGAATGGTTAATTTGTTCCCAGAGGTCATTCCCGAAGGTGGCAAAGAGCCAGGCTTTCTGAACCGCGCCCCAGGTCTAAACTTTCTTCAAACAATTGGCACTGGCCCTATTCGCGGTTTGTGGGTGGCCAAGATTAGCACATCGGTTTTCTACGTTGTTTCTGGCGTAGAGGTTTACAAACTTAGCAGCACCACAGGCACGCCAACATTGATTGGCACTGTCTCTGGCACTGGCCCTGTTTCAATTGCTGACAACGGCGCCCAAATCTTTTTTGCTTGCAACGGCCCTAGTTTTATTTACAACATCAACACTGGTGTTTTTGGCCCCATCACAGACCCTGACTTCCCAGGCGCTGTAACCGTGGGTTTCTTGGATGGTTACTTTGTATTCAACGAACCCAATAGCCAGAAGATATGGGTCACCGCGCTTTTGGATGGGTATGACATCAACGCCCTTGACTTTGCAAGCGCTGAAGGCTCTCCAGACGGCTTGGTGGCGGTCAATGTTGACCACCGCGAGGCTTGGCTGTTTGGAAGCGACTCAGTTGAAGTCTGGTACGACGCTGGCCTTGCTGACTTTCCCTTAACGCGCATCCAAGGCGCGTTTAACGAATTAGGTTGCGCAGCTGCTTTTTCGGTGGCCAAACTAGACAACACCTTGTTCTGGCTTGGCACTGATGCCCGTGGCCAAGGTATTGTCTACAAGGCCAACGGCTACAACGGCCAGCGCGTGTCAACCCACGCCGTTGAGTGGCAAATCCAGCAGTATGGCAACATCTCAGACGCCATTGCTTACACCTACCAGCAAGACGGCCACAGTTTTTATGTCCTGACATTCCCGAGCGCCAACGCAACTTGGGTCTATGACGCAGCCACACAAGCCTGGCATGAGCGTGCAGGCTGGGACAACGGCAGCTTCACGCGCCACCGTTCCAACTGCCAATGCAACTTTGTTGGCAACATCATTGTTGGCGACTACCAAAATGGCAACATTTACACGCTTGATTTAGACACTTACGCTGACAATGGTCAGATTCAGCGCTGGTTACGGTCTTGGCGTGCGTTGCCTACGGGCACAAACACCCTCAAGCGTACCGCCCAGCACAGTCTGCAACTAGACGCCCAAGCAGGCGCCTTGCTTACGCCGATCACAGAATATGTGTATTTGACAACCGAAGATGGGTTTAGGCTAATCACCGAGTCTTATGACAATCTAGTTGATGAGACAACCCGATCTGTCAACCCACCGCCACAGTTCATGCTGCGCTGGTCAGACGACGGTGGCCATACATGGTCAAACGAACATTGGGCGCAGGGCGGCGCAGTCGGCGCTTATGGAACCCGTATTTTCTGGCGTCGTTTGGGCATGACTCTTAAACTGCGCGACCGTGTTTATGAGTTGTCAGGCACTGACCCCATCCAGATCGCCATCATGGGCGCCGAATTGGCCATGAGTCCGACCAATGCCTAACATCACGCAAATCCCGTCAGCGCGGGTTGAGTTGATCGACCCACGCACCCAACTGATTTCGCGGGAATGGTATCGGTTTTTCTTCAATCTGTTCCAGTTGACTGGCAACGGCACAAGTGACATTACGCTAGAAGACTTGCAACTGGTTCCCGTGCCAACAGATGCGTCAACTGAAATTGATGCGCTGCGCACCGAAATTGGCGTGGGGCCACCTACCGTACCCCCTCAGTCTTTCACAAACTATTCGGCCCAGCCAAGTGTTATCGTACTTAGCCCGTCGCCTTACACCTACATTAACAACACCGGCTACCCCGCAGATATAATTGTCAGCGGCGGTGGCGTGTCCCTATTGGAATTTTCACGAAATGGTGCTACATTTTTCAGCACCGGCAGTTTCTATGGGATGTTCACACTTTCACCTTATGACCGGCTGCGGGTAACGTACCAAACGCCGCCACAAATGACTCTTGTACCGAGGTAACAAATGGCCACAGCAACGCTCTCACCCGCACCAAAACTACAGTTTTTTGATGCTAATGGTAATCCCCTAGTAGGCGGGAAACTGTACTCTTATGCTGCGGGCACGACAACGCCCTTGGCTACTTACACTGGTAACACCACAACAACGGCTAACAGCAACCCTGTGATCTTAAATTCACGGGGTGAAGCAGGCGTCTGGTTGTCGTCTAGTTACTACAAACTGAAGCTGACTGACAGCAACGACGTTGAAATCTGGACAGTAGACAACGTGGGCGGCTTTGCCACCATGGCTGACCTGACTGCGGCCATCAATGCTTTAACGGCCTCTTTGGCGGCAAGCAGTGGTTCTAGCCTGATTGGTTTCATTCAAGCTGGTACAGGCGCGGTGGCCACAACTGCACAAGCCAAGATGCGTCAAACGATTAGCGTCAAAGACTTTGGTGCGGTGGGCAATGATACCAACGACGACACGACTAGCATTCAAGCAGCAATTAACTACGCTAACACCATTGGCGGTGACGTTTACTTCCCTGCTGGTATTTACAAGATTACCAACACGCTGACAATTAACAATAGCGGTGACACGGCTGATACTTTTAAAGCGTCCATGCACGGCGACAGTTCATCTAGCGCCCGTATTCGCGGGATGCCTGGTAATTACAATATGCTTGAAATTACTGGCGGCACAACTGGTGGAGGCGTTCACAGCCACCAAGTTATTCGCGGTTTGTTCTTTGTTAAAGAAGACTTTTTAGGCGGTTGCATTGTTGGCGACAATTTAGCTTTCTTGTCGCTTGAAGACGTGTCTTGCTTGAATGGTAATTATGCGTTCTATGCTACAGACGTGCTATCTAGCGTGTTTTACAACTGCGTGTTCCGCTTTGCCAATATTGGTTTCCGCGCAGAGTACAACAACTTTAGTTACCCCAACGCCATCACTTTGGTTGGTTGCGTTATCGGCAACAACAACGACGCAGGCGTCTACATCACAGGTGGCACGACATTTAACATGTTTGGCGGCAGCGTTGAAAGCAACGGTATGACCGGCTCTGCTGCGTCAAAGTTTGGCGTGTTGCTTAACAACTCAGGCGTCCAAGGCGCTGTGTCTGGTAACTTTAGTGGCGTGTATTTTGAGCAAAATGTTGGTGTTGCCGACATTTGGTTGGCCAATTCAGCAGAACCCTCGGCAGCCAGTATCAGCGGTTGCTCGTTTGCGCGTATCAGTTCAACGTACTATGTTACAAACAACATCTATGTTGAAACATCTAACGCCGGCATTAAACAATTTGTCAGCGTAGCTGGTTGTGGATTTAAGTCTTTTAACACTTACGTTCCAAATTCTGGCCGTAAATACATTAACACAGCAGCGACAGCGGGCGGTGTAAGCACCGTGGCTTGGTCTGGTTGCATGTTCCAATCTGCAACTGAAACGCCAACGATTACCAATGAAATCCAGTTGACTGGCGGTGGTGGTGGTTTTGTTACGGCTGTGACTGGCACGGCTCCTGTTGTGTCATCTGGCGGTACAACACCAGCCATTTCAATGGCAGCAGCCTCTGGCTCGGTTAACGGTTACTTGACCTCAACCGATTGGAACACGTTCAACGGCAAGGCGTCGACTGCGTTCCCAGGCTGGAACTCGGTTACTTTCCAAAATAGTTGGAGCGATGCGGGTTTTCCCTCACCCTTGTGCAGTTACTACAAAGACGCATTTAGTGTGGTTCGTCTGCAAGGTGGCGCTATTCGCGGAAGCAACTCGTCAGCCACAATCTTTACACTGCCGTCTGGTTATCGCCCAGCGTCTGTAATGATCTTCCCCGTCTATGGCGAGGTCAGCAGTGTGGCCACGCTTTCTATCGTGACAATCGACACGTCTGGTAATGTCTCTATGTTGCCTGCTGGCAATACCGTGGGTCTTAACAGCATCACGTTCCAAACTAACTAAGGACTAACATGGCTGTCTATGTAAAAGTTCTAATCCCTGCCAAGATTGCCGAGGCGGCGCAGACGACGCAGTACACGGCGCAGAACGTCACGACGATCATTGACAAGTTTACAGCGACTAACTTTGACATTGTGGCAGCCACAATCAGCGTTAACCTTGTGACCGTTGGCGGTTCTGCTGGCAACAACAACGTGATCACCAAGTCCAAGACTTTGCAGGCCAATGAGACTTACATCTTCCCCGAACTGGTGGGTCAGGTGTTATCCCCTGGCGGGTTTATTTCAACCATTGCCAGCGGTGCAACGTCGGTCAACATCCGCGCTAGCGGTAGGGAAGTATCGTGATTAACCACCACTTCAGCGCAGGCGTTTACGCCAAAGAAACGCTGATACCCGCGGGGCATGTGCTTGTGCAGCATAAGCACAAGTTTAGCCACTTGTCGATTTTAGCCAGTGGTTCAATTGAGTTAATGGTTGACGGTGAGCGCAAGATTATTCATGCGCCAGCTTGTTTGACTATTGAAGCTGACAAGCATCATGGCGTAAAATCACTCACAGACGTTGTGTGGTATTGCATTCATGCAACAGAATGCACTGATTTGGATGAAGTTGACGAAGTTTTAATTGTGCCAAGCGATGTAGCCCAAGCGCAAAAACTGGCCAAGTGCCTACAGGAGAACTAATATGCCGTGGATGATGGCCCTAGCAGTTGGCGGCAGCGCCTTACTTGGCGCAAACGCTTCAAGTAAAGCTGCCAAAACACAAGCAGCTTCCGCTGATCGCGCAACTGAACTTCAAGAGCGCATGTTTGAGAAGCAACTTGAACTGCAAGAACCGTTTCGCCAATCAGGTATTAACGCGCTTAATAGAATAGAGTCTGGCGACATTATGGGTTCTATGGACCCTAGTTATAGCTTTAGATTTCAAGAAGGTCTTAAAGCGCTTGATCGTTCAGCTGCTGCACGGGGAGGATTGCTTAGTGGCGGCGCTTTAAAAGCCGCGCAACGCTATGGCCAAGACTTTGCTTCGCAAGAGTTTGGTAATGCTTACAACCGCCTTGCAAGCAGGGCAGGGTTTGGCCAAACAGCCACAGGCGCTATGGGAACAGCGGCAGGCCAGTTTGGTGCTAACGCAGGCAACTTAATGACTAGCGCTGGCGCAGCACGCGCGTCTGGTTATGTTGGTGGCGCTAACGCGTTGACTGGCGGTCTAAACCAATATTTAAATTACACCCAGAATCAAAACTTGATGAACCGTTTGTTGCCTCAGTCAACCAGCCCAAGCAACGCGCAACTTGAAGCGCAAATGTACGGAGGTTAATTATGGCACTTGACCCAAACATTTCATTAGGCGTGCGCGGTATTGAACTGCAAAACCCCCTTAACGCGCTTGCGCAAGTTTCGCAAATCAAAAATGCGCAAAATCAAAATGCTATGGCGCAACTTCAAATGCGCGAAGCCGAAGCGGCTGCGCAAGAGAAAAATATGTTGCGCAGGCTAGACCCTACTGCTGCTGACTATGAAAGCCAACTGTTTAAAGTTAATCCCCAGTTAGGTATTGCATTTCGCAAAGAAGCGGCAACTACTGCTGCGCAAAAAGCCGCTGAGTCTAAATCTTTAGCTGAGGCGGCGGGGGCAAAACAAAAATTATTAAACCAAGCCTTGCGTGATATTAGTGGCCGCCCATCGGACGCCAACATTACCGCGCACACAGAAGACATTCAAGCGTCGCCCTTGTTTTCAAAAGAAGAAAAAGCAAAGGCTTTGATTACGCAACAAACATTGTTGGCGATTCCTTTTGAGCAACGCCAAGCGTATCTTGCGGCTCAAGGCGCTAGCGCAAGCGAATTAAAACCCTCAACGCAAACAGTTAACCGTAGCGGTGGCACAGATATTGTGCAAGTGCCTGCATTTAGCGGGACGCCCACTACAGTTGGCTCTTACGCAGATTTGCCTTTGCCCGCTAACGTGCAAGCGCAAAAGATAGCGATTGCACAGCAGAGCCGGCCACCGGCCCAACCTCGCGCCGAGCAACCGCCAGTTGCAGTTATTGACCCAATAACAAAAGAAGCAATATTTGTCAGCCGTGAAGAGGCGTTGCGCAACAGAATGCAGCCTGCGGCTAATGCGCCTGCTTTGAAACCTTTGACAGAAGGACAAGCAGTCCAATTGCGCGCTGCCGTTGCTAAAGATTACAAAGCCGCATCAACTGCATTGTCGCAAATAGATGATTTATTAACTTCTGCTGACGCGGTAAAAACATCACCAGGGCTATCCGCAGCCACAGGCTTCACAGGTAAATTTTTACCGTCCTTTCCTGAAGGTGCAGCAGCGCAAGCAGAAACACGTTTGGCTAACTTACGCGGTAAAGTAACCGCGCTAGGCAAAGCGACTGCGGCCATGTCAGGTGCTATTGGATCTATTGCCAACCAAGAATGGAAAATCTTGTCTGATCAAATTGCAGTGCTAGATGAAGTCAAAGGTAAAGGGCCATTGCTTGAACAAATTGCATTGCTAGAAGAGCAAGCCAAAGGCGCCGCCGCACGTATCCGCGATACCTATGAAAAGTCGCGCGCTGAAGATTTTGAGCGCTTCCCTCAGTTCCGCGATTTACCAGCACCAAAAGCACCTGGCGGCAACGCCCCTGCCGCAGGCACTGGTGGCTTTAAATATCTTGGAAAAGAGGGTGGATAATGGCTACTAAATACCGTGTTCAAGGCCCAGATGGTGTTGTTCATGTTTTTGAAGGCCCTGATGACGCAACGCCTACACAAATAGAAGCGTTTGCGGCTCAAACTTTTGGCGCCGCGCCTAAGCCCGCAGCGGCCCCCGCCACGCGAGGCAAAGCCGGTATGTTTGACGTACTGTCTGCACCGTTTGAAATGGGCATGTCGCTTGCGGCCAAGCCACGCAAAGAACAAGTAGAGTTTATTGCGCCTGCTGTTGAAGCATTAGGTAGTGCTGGCGGTGCAATAGTAGGTTCTAGCGCAGGGCCGTTGGGTACAGTAGGTGGCGCAGGCGCTGGTTACGCGGGCGCTAAAGAGTTGTTGCGTCTGGCCGCCGGCGAAAGTGGCGGGGAAACATTGCCACAAGCCGCCACACGACAAGCAAAGAATGTGCTTGAAGGCGCAACAATGGAAGCCTTTGGACGCGGTGTTGTAAGCCCAGTTATTACCAAAGGTGCTGAGTACGCAAACAAACTTAAGAACATCAAACTTGACCAATACATTAAAGCTGTTGGCGATAAGGGCGAAGAAATTGTTAATGCGCTGCGTGGCCGCACACAAATTGTTCCAGGCACATCCCCAACAGCCGGCGAAGTCGCCGCGCCTGTGGGTAGTGTAGGGCTATCGGTATTGCAGTCCCGCGCCCGTCAAGTGCCAGGCACTGCGGATATTTATGCAGGCAAAGAAGCGCAAAACATTGCCGCCCGTCAAGCGCAAGAAGCGCGTGCGGTAGATAAATTTAATGCGTCCAAACAACGCATCCAAGCAAAAATTGATCGCGGATTAGTTAACGTGACGCCAGGTGAAGTTGGCGGCGCGCTGATCGACGCGGCCAAGGCTGAACAAAACGCAGTCAAAACAAAAGTAGTAAAGCCCGCTTACGATGCGGCGTTTGAGGCTGCTGGCGATGTAAAGATTGACGTATCAAAAGTTGTAAACGAAGCCGAACGTATTCTTGATCGCAAGTTATCAAGTTTTGCTACTGAAACTGCGCCGGATACTGTGCGCAAGCTGCGCGGGTTTGTGCCTTCTGTGCCTGAAGCAGAAGCAGTGTCTATTGGCAAAGCAGGGTTTAAAGCAGCTAAGGCGCCTACACCGCCCCCAGCAACGCCTGAAGCAACTTTGTTGCAACTTGATGATGTTCGCAAAGCCATTAACGCAGATATTGCGGCGGCTTCATCAAGCAACGCGCCTATGGCGGCCACAACGCTACGCAATTTAAAACAGTTGCACGCCGCAATTGACGACGCGGTTAAGTCAAGCACCACTTTACCTGAAGAAGCCAAAACGCTGTACAAAGGCGCGCTAGACACCTATCGCACACAATACGCGCCGCGCTTTAAAGAGGGCATCAACGCCAACCTGTTCAAGCAAACAAACTTGCAAGAAACCAAAATCAAACCAGAAGACGTCGTTAGCAAATACTTTCAACCCAAGGGTGAGAGCGAAGCCAAAGACTTTTTGCGCTTGTTTGACAAAAACCCAGACGCAATGAAAATTGCTAGGACGGGTATTGAAGATTTATACCGCCGCGAAGTAACAGACGTTGCCGGCCGCGTAACACCTGAGTCGCACGCCGCGTTTATAAAAAAGTACGCGGAGCCGCTTAAAATTCTTGATGACGCGGGGATGAACATTACGCAACGCGTTGGTGTTGTTGCCAAAGACGCCGCGCGCTTGGCAAAAATTGATGAACTTGCAAAAGCCAGCGGTAACAAATTAGGACCCGCTTTGCCAGCCGGCGTTAACGCGCTTGCAGTTGAGCAGCGAATTGGTGACTTGACTAGAAGTTTTACGCCTGAACAACTTAGCCATGTAAACGCAGTAAGGCAAGATTTATTGCGTGAAGGTGAATATCAGCGCTTGGTAAAAGCAGGCGCTGACGCAGGGGCTAACATTAAAAATTTAGCTACAAAAACTGGCCAAGAAGCTGGCTTGCCATTACCAAACTTTTTGTCAGTACCAATCACTGTTTTTAACAATGTTGTTAAGCGCCTTGCATTGCGCATGGACGATAAGATTGCGCTAGAAATTGCGCGTGAGTTAACTAGCCCTGCTTTAGCCGCTGATCAAATTGAGGCCGCTATTAAACTGCAAGCGGCCCGCCGTGCGGCCACACCTGGCGCCGGCACTGCCGCAGGGTTGGCGGGCACTAGAGCGCTTGGTGCTGAAATGTCACGTCGCGCTGAACCTGAAAATCAAAACGCATTGGCTCGGTAATGGACTCTCAGGTTCTTTTTAACATTGCGGTAAGTCTGGCAGGGTTCTTAGGTGGTTGGGTGCTTAACAACATCTATCGATCCATTGAGCGCCTTGACACCGACGTGCGGGCTATGCCGCTTAACTACGTCACACGCGACGACTACCGCGCTGACATGCGTGAGGTTAAAGACATGCTTGGCAAAATCTTTGACAAACTGGATGGCAAAGTTGATAAATGATCATCGACCCCATTACAGCGCTTGAGGGACTACAGCAAGCCATAGGACTTGTCAAAAAGGCAAGTAAAGTAGCCAACGATCTAGCGGGTTTAGCGCCTATGATCGCCAAGTTGTTTGACGCCAAAAGCGTGGCCACCAAGGCCATGGTAGAGGCCAAACGCTCTGGCAACAAATCAAACCTTGGCACGGCTTTGCAAATTGAGATGGCGCTTGATGAGGCCAAACGCTTTGAAGCCGAATTACAAATGCTTTTTATGCAGACGGGCCGCATAGACGTGTGGCAAAAAATTAAAGAGCGCCAGCAGCAGATGGACATTGAAGACGCGCATTTAGCGCGCCAAGCCAAGGCCGAAGAAAAGAAACGCAAAGAAGAAGAAGACGAGCAACTGGCGTGGGCGATTGGCATTGTGACCCTTGTTTTACTAATCGGCGCCGTTGGCTGGGGTATTGCTGAAATTTCAGAAGTTTGCGCCAGAATGCGGTGTGGTCGGTGAATGAGTACCAGAAACAATTTGACTTGTTTCTCAAAGTGTTTGTGCGCCTGTGCATCGCTTGGTGGGTGCTTGGGCTGCTCCGCTTCTTGCCTGACGATCTGTCAGACAAGATTGTCAATAAATTACTTGGAATGATTGGACTTTAAATGCTATCTCTATTCTCAACACTAGGCGGTTTGCTCATTTCAGGCTTGCCCAAACTGCTAGACTTTTTTCAAAACAAAGCAGACCAGAAACATGAGTTGGCGCTTGCCCGCGTCCAAGTAGAACTACAGTTACAGATGATGGCGCAGGGCTTTGCGGCCCAAGAACGCATGGAAGAAATCCGCACCGATCAGATTGCCATGCAGACCGACGCTGAAATGACTGTGGCGGCCTATGACCACGACAAAAAAATCATGGAAAATGCAAGCACTTGGGTGGTCAACTTTGTGGGCACGGTACGCCCCATGGTGACTTACATTTTTGTGCTTGAACTATGCGCCATCAATGCTTGGATTGCGTACTATGTCTACAGTCGGCCCAGCTTAGTGATGAGCATGGAAGACTTGATTCGCTTGTCTGACATTATTTTTTCTAGCGATGAGATGGCCATGCTTGGCGGCATCATTGGCTTTTGGTTTGGCTCACGTTCGTGGTCTAAAAAATGAAAGTTAGCAAAGCTGGCGAGGACTTGATGCACTTTTTTGAAGGCTACAGGTCTAAGCCTTACCGCTGCTCTGCCGCGATTTGGACGGTCGGTTGGGGCCACGCTATGTACGCTGACCAATTAAGCCTGCCAAACGTGCGTAAAGAAGGTTACGCAGGGCTTATCAGGTCTGACTACCAACTTAAGGGGGAAGATAATCGTGTCTGGTCGAAAGAAGAATTGGTCAACTTATTCAAAATGGACATCGATACTTTTGAACGCGGTGTTCTTCGACTTTCTCCTACTCTTGCTAGTCATCAAAGCAAATTCGACGCTGTTGTCTCTTTTGCCTACAATGCTGGGCTAGGAAATTACCAACGGTCAACCATTCGCATGAAGGTTAACCGTGGTGAATGGGATGACGCGGCTCATGCCTTTATGAGTTGGACAAAAGCGGGCGGCAAAGAAGTAAAAGGCTTAATTAGACGCAGACAAGCTGAAAAAGCGCTATTCCTTAGTTAACGCCCTGTACGCCTCAATGGCGGTCTTTAGATCGCATTGCAACTGCTGTATGCGGTCGTCTTGCTCACACAACTTGGCGTAGGCTTCTTCGGCAAACTTGGCCAAGTTAATCTGGCTCCAAGTTGCAAAGTCTGGGCGGTTAATCATTGGATTCCTTTTTAGACGGCGCGTCTAGTTCAAGGCGGTAATACTTGGCCGGCATTTTGGCATGCTTATCTAAGTAATTGCGCAACCATTCGGCGCCGCCAAGTTCTTGCATGATCATCCAATGTCTGTCTGACATTCGTATGTTTCTAAAGTTCAAAGGTTCAGGTGGTTTAGGGCGCGGCATTTACCTGACTCTCCTTAAAGGCTCTTGAAATTTCTCTGGCGGCGGGGGTATCATTTTTTCAGACGGTGGTGTCCAGCCATGCTTGCGCCAGATGGCCTGCACGTCTGAGCCAGAAGACCATTTGAAATCTTTGTTTGCCACAGAAGGGTAACTGATTTTTGAATACGGTGGTTTTTCTAACATTGTGTTGCTCCTTTAAGTAGTTCTAGTCTCTCCCGCGCTACGCGCAGGGTGTTATAGCGCTGGTGAAGGCGCTCAAGCATGCTGACGCGTTTAGCGCCATCACGTTCCTCGTTGAGCAGTCTGAGAACTTCGTCTTCGCTCATTCTGCTTAATTGGCTGTTAAGGCTTCGCCAAGTGTTTGTCAATTTTGCTCTCCAGTTGGCTGATTGTTTCTTGTACATGCATCAAGGCGCGGATGGCCGCGTTGGCCTCTCGGTTGCGTATGCGCAACTCGGCCTTGGCCACTTTAAGTTTGGCTTTCCATTGGTCAATTCGTTTCATTTTTTGCTTTCAGTTTGGCTTCTGCCGCAAAGAGTAAATCTTCCCAACCATATTGAGCCTTTGCCAATTCAAACCTATCCTCATTCGTCAGCCCTACCCATGTGCGCTGTGGTGATGCTTCTTCAATTCTTTGTTTTAAAACATCGGCTCTGTGCATACCAAGTTCATGTGGTTTAACAGTTTCCTGAACCCACTCTGTTTTGTCTAGCCACACCTCAAGTGCTTTTTTGTAATTAGGCTCTGGCTCTCCCAAGGCTTCTTTGATGGCGGTGATGGTTTGGTTAACAAAATGCTCTGACCCGCTCATTGCTTGTTCGTGTGCATATGGGTCAAAACAAGTTGCAACGCAACGCTCCAACGCCTCCAATGCAAGGCGTAATGTTTCTGTATGTGTCATAAGTATTGCCCCATCTGGTTCAAACTTGTTTTGTAGGCTTTAGCCATGATTGCTGACTTTGCCAACGTGGGCATTACCTTGTTGTTTTCTACATCAGACAAGTAAGATTTTGCACAGCCAATTTTTTTGGCCATTTTTTCTAACGACATATCAGTTTGGCAAAGCCGTAGCCCTCTTAAATATTCACCAAGGGTTACTTTTTCATCCAATGCAAGGCGTAATGCTTCGTCTTTCGTCATACTGGCGCGTCCTCAAAATTGTCAGGGTTAAACTTGGGCACGTTGGCGCCTTTGTCCTTGGGGTTTGGAAAGGGCGGGAATGGCCACATTATTTAAGTTCCTCCATTGCAATATCAGATATGGCGCGCTTGTCGTGCAAGGCCGCCCAAATTTTTTCATCCACCGTTTTGCTGGTCAGCATCACGTAGCACCACACAGGGTGTTGTTGCCCGCTGCGGTGCAGGCGACCAATGGTCTGTTCGTACAATTCCAGACTCCACGGCAACGACAGAAACACCATGTGACAGCCGCCGTGTTGGAGGTTAAGCCCATGTCCGGCTGACTTTGGATGGACGGCCAATAGCCTGACCTTTCCAGCATTCCATCGCTCGATGGCGCCGGCGTCGTCAAGGGTGGTGACGTTAAAGCGTCGCTTGAGTTCGGCAAGTTCTTCTTGGTATGTGTAGGCGATAATGGTGTTGGCATGTTGGTTTTCGTCTAATAATTCTTCAAGGCGTTCAAACTTGTGCATGCTGTACCAGACGGGCTTTTGTACGGTCGTGAACTTGCCCGGCGACTCAGACGGCGTTGACGTTGTGTCGTAAACAAAACCTGACGCCAGTTGTTGTAGCTTGCCCGTGACAACCGCCGCGTTAACAGCTGTGATACCTTCCAGCACAAAGTCTTTCTTCATCGTGTTGTACGGCGTCATGTCCATGGTGCATGCCAGTTCAACTGTATGCAACGGCGGCAACTTGTCCTTATACTCACCTGCCTCCAAGACAAATGTGGCAGGCTTAATTACGTCCATGACCTTGGCCAGCGACCCTACTCTAGGCGCCCATTCGCCAAACTCCTTGTTGATCAGCACAAAGTATTGCTGCATGAACGCGCCTTTGCTGCGCCCCAGCAATGACTGGTCAACAATCTTGCACTGGCCAAACACGTCTTCAAGGCCGTTGCTGGTAAACGAGCCAGTTAAGCCCCAACGCGTCGTCATGGGGTCAACCACTTTAAGGAACGCTTTGAAACGTGTGCCGCTAGGGTTTTTCAAGCGTGTGAGTTCATCAAACACCACGCCATCGAAGTTCAGCTTTTGTTCGGCCAGCCATTGCAAGTTGTCGTAGTTGGTCACGACCACTTGGGCGTTGCTCTTGAGGGCGTCTAAGCGTTGCTTAGGTGTGCCAACGCACAGAGCCATGCTGATGCGGTCAGCCCACTTGGGACGCTCAACTGGCCACACGTCGGTACAGACGCGCTTAGGCGCCAGCACCAGCCAACGCTTGACGTGGCCGTCGCGGATCATTTCCCACATGGCCGTCAGTGTGATGGCGGTCTTACCTGCGCCCACCGGCGCCAAGATCATGGCGCGGTCATGCTCAAAGAGAAAGTCAGCGGCAGTGTTTTGGTATGGCCTTAACTCCACTGCGCTGCCATCGCGTTGGCGATGCCTTGATAGGTTTCCGAACGCAACTTCCA